CGCGGGAGTGGCAGGCTGACAGCCATGCGGACGAAATACAGGACATTGCCGACGACGGGAGGAACGACTTTATGGAAGTTCACGGCAGCGAGGGCGAACTGAAGGGCTATCTCGTCAACGGTGAGGCCATCCAGCGATCGAAGCTGCGGGTGGACACGCGCAAGTGGATCGCGTCGAAGCTGAAGCCGAAGAAGTATGGCGAGAAGCTGGACCTGACGACGGGCAACAAACCGATCACGAATGATCCGGTGGATATCGCGGCCAAGGCAGCGTCGCTGCTGGCCCTGGCGCAGCACCGCAAGGAGAACGGGGAGGAACCGGAATGACGCATGAGGACAAGAGCGAGCCGATGGTCGAGCATGAGGGCATGGCGGTCCTCACCGACTGCCGGGCCTTCAAAATGGCGCCGGTGGATGAACTGCCGGAATGGCAGAAGCACGTCGTCGGCCAATCCGGCAAGGCTGTGTGCGGTGCGCCGCTGCATTCAATGATGTGGGCCTTTACCGATTTCGGCCATGCTGAAGCCGCTATCCGAAATGAAGATCGGCTTCAGCCGTGCCCGCGATGCGTAGCTGCGGCGTTGGCAGGCGCGCTTGAGGCGGCGCTTGAGAAAGCAAGCGGCACTCGGGCCGAAGACATTGACCTGCCCGAAGGCTACACTGTCTCGCACCGCCAAGTCACTCTCGACGACGAGCCGGAGTTCGTGAGCTATCGCGAGAAACTGGACGAGCACATGAGGGCGCTGGTCGCCTCGGGTACGCCGGAGGCGACGGAGGAACTTGCGCAAATCCTGGACGGGCTCGAAGAGACGACCGCGACCGAGCGGTTGCGCGAGGCGCGCGAGGCGGCGAACGAAATCCTCGCTCCGATTTGCGCGGCGGCTGGCCGGATGCTGGACGAAGCGCCGGGCGAGGACGCTATTGCCGATCTGCACATGGAAGGGGTAGTAATCCCCTACGCGGCGTTCAAACGGCTGTATGACGCCACGGCGGAAGACGAGTAACCAAGGAGGACGACATGGCTTTGAATGACGAAACCGTTGCGCGCATCGCGCACGAAGTGAACCGCGAATGGTGCGCCTTTAACGGCGACAACTCGCAGCCCCGCTGGGGAGATGCGCCGGAGTGGCAGCGGTCGAGCGCGATCAATGGCGTCGCCTTCCATCGTGCCAACCCCGACGCGGGGGACAGTGCTTCTCATGATAGCTGGATGGCGGAAAAGGTTGCGGCCGGGTGGGTCTATGGGGAAGAGAAGAACCCCGATGCGAACCCGCCCACGCATCATTGCATCGTTCCGTTTGAGGAATTGCCGCGCGACCAGCAGTTCAAGGATCGGCTGTTCCGCACCATCGTTCACGCGGCGATCGACGAATAACCAGTTACCCGTCCCTTGCTCCTACAGTGCGAGCGGTGGTGCGCTCGGTGGATTGCCTGCAATGCGGCGCGAAAGCGACGAAACCGAAGGGAACGGGGTGCATGATTACCGGGGAATTGCAGGAATAGCCGACAACTGGGGCGCGACGGCTGTAACGTCGCGCCCCCTTTTCAGGAGACGAAAATGCTTGAGGGTACGCAAATGCTGGTCGATCGCGCAGTCACCATGCGCAAGTTCGAAGGCAATCTGGTGGTGGGCGATGCGGCGGTCATTGAACTGTACAGCGGCAAGATCGAGAACTGCGTCGTCGTGAAACAGGACTATTTCTGGCGCTTCGTCGCCAAGGCCGCGTTCGGGCTGGTGGCGCATTACCTGACCGCTGGGATCGCACCGCACCCGATGCGGTAGTCAGCCGGGGCGCGGTGTTCGCAATGGCACCGCGCCCATTATTTGTGATAAGGCGACCGCATGATCGTCTCGCCCCTGATCGTCCTGCCCTTCCCGCCGTCCTCGCTCTCGGGCCACGCCAAGGGCTCCTGGCACGGCAAATCGGGCATCGTGAAGCAATGGCGCGATCGAGCCTGCGACGCGACGCGCGAGGCCATGCCGACGATCCCTGCGGAGGGCGATATTCGCGTCCACATCACCTTCATCCCGCCGAACCTGCGCGGCGACCGGGTGAACTTTCCGAACCGCTGCAAGCCGATCTATGACGGGATCGCGGACGCGCTGGGCGTGAACGATGCGCGGTTTCTGCCGTCCTTCACCTTCAAGCCGCCAGCCGCGCCCGGCCTGCTGCAAATCCTGGTGTGGTGATGGACGCCGCCAGCCTGCTCGCGAACCTTTCGGCGCAGGAAATCCAAGAACTGCTGGAATACCTCAAGCCCGATGAGCGCGCCGAACTGGAACGGCTGATCGAGGCCAGCCGCAGGGTGTGGAGCCCGCAGAAGGGGCCGCAGATGCGCGCCTATTTCAGCGAGGCAGACCAGCTTGGCTTCGGCGGCGCGGCGGGCGGCGGGAAAACTGATCTTGCCTGCGGGCTGGCCCTGACCGCGCACCAGCGCGTGCTCTACGTCAGGCGCCAGAAAGTGCAGACCGAAGGCTTCGTCCAGCGGATTGCGCAAATCCTCGGCACGCAGGACGGCTACAACAGCCAGAAGTCCATCTGGCACACGGGATCGAGCCTCATCACCATCGCGGGTTGCGACAATCCCGGCGACGAAAAGAAGCAACAGGGTATCGCGCGCGATCTGCATATCTATGACGAGGTGACGGAGCAGCGCGAATATCAGGTGCGCTACATGATGGGCTGGAACCGGACCAGCGATCCGAACCAGCGCGTGCGAACGATCATGTGCTTCAACCCGCCGACGACGGCCGAAGGGCGCTGGGTGATCCGATACTATGCGCCGTGGATCGACCGCACCGCGCCCAAGCGCGCCGATGATGGTGAACTGCTATGGATGGCGTCGATCGGGGACCGCCCTGACGTAGTGGTTGCGGATCATCGGCCCTTCGTGCTGCACAAGGGCGAGCCGGTTTATGACTTCGACCCCGACGACTATAAGGGCGCTGCCGCGACGCAAATTATCACGCCCAAGAGCCGCACGTTCATCAACTCGCGCGTGACCGATAATCACTATTACATGGCGTCGGGCTATATCTCGCAGCTTCAATCCCTGCCGGAACTATTGAGGGCGCAAATGCTGCACGGTGACTTCCACGTTGGCATTGAGGACGATGCGCAGCAGCTTATCCCTACGGCCTGGGTCGAGGCGGCGATGAAGCGGTGGCGCCCTCGCAACGACAAGGGGCCAATGGACAGCATTGGCGTCGATGTGTCGCGCGGCAACATGGGCGGCACGATGGGTGGCGGCGGCAAGGATCGCACGGTGATCGCGCGGCGGCATGGCGTCTGGTTCGATGACTTCGTGTCGCTGAAGGGCTTGCGCGTCGATGATGGCCCGGCCGTGGCCAGTCAGGTGCTCTCGCATCGGCGCGACAATGCGGTGGTGCATATCGACATTGTGGGCGTCGGAACCAGCCCTTACGATTTTCTGGTGGCAAATCACGTTCAGACGGTCGGGATCAACGGTGCCGCGAAGTCGATGGGCAGCGATGCGTCGGGCCAGTTGCGCTTCACCAATCTGCGGTCGGAACTTTACTGGCGAATGCGCGAGGCGCTGGACCCCGCAAACCCGCATCCGATCTATCTGCCCGACGATGCCGAACTGTTGTCGGACCTGACCGCGCCGCGTTGGTGGCTCACGCCTGCGGGCATTCAGGTGGAGCCCAAGCGGGGCAGACCGCGCGAGGATGGCCAGCCGACAGGGCTTGTGGCGCGGCTGGGGCGCTCTCCTGACAGGGGCGACGCGGCTGTTTATGCGCTGGTATCGACCCCGAAGCGAAATGTGGTATTCACCGGCTACGCGGGGCACCGGCCGCCGCAGCGCGATCGCTATGCCGAATTGGAACAGGGGCACCGATGACCACGCCAACGAACACGCAGCTTCGCACCGCAGTTCAGGCGCTCGAAGCCCTGACCGGGCAGGCCACGACGGGCAATCTCGGGGACACAGGCTGGTGGCGGCGCTTTGCCGATCTGGCGGAAGCCCTCGCGGCGACGCAGACCGAAGCGAACGAAACCCTGACCGGCTACATGCTGCGATCCGCATTGGCGATCGAGAGCATGGCGGGCACCACGGGTGCCGAAGAGAACCCCGGCGAAGAGGGCTTGCTGAAGCGCATTGTCGAGGGGATGGAAGCCCTCGGCTCGGAGGGCACGGGGGATATGTCCAGCCGGTTCGTGCCAGCCGCGCAAGGCATCCAAGGCATCGACGCGCTGCGCGAACTGCTGCTTTCGACAACGGTGCTAGCTGAGAACGCGCCGCTGGGCATGATCGCGGCGCTGTCGAACTTCCGCGATCTGGCGCAAGTCGCACTGGTCGATAACGCCGATGGCCTGTTCGCCCTGAACGGCGACAAGATCGAACTGCTGCGCGGCCTCGACTATGAGACGGGCACGGTTCACACGCCTATTTTTGTCGAGACCAGCGCCACGGCGACGAACAGCCCGCGACAGACTGCCATTCCGATCAGCGTAACGAACGTGCCGGAAGAGACGCTTGAAGCGCCGACGCTGACCAGCAACACCATTGCCGAGAACGCGCCGCAAGGGACGCTCATCGGCGCGCTGCAATCGAACGTGCCCGGCTCAACCTTCACGCTGCTGGATGACGACGGCGGGCGCGTGGCGAAGCAGGGAACCGGCAACATCGCGGCCGGGCAGACCGGGCTCAATTACGAAAGCGGTTCCTCGCGGCAGTTTCAGGTTCGGGTGTCAAACCCCGAGGCGACCAATTCGCCGCTGTCGGCCTGGGTGACATACACGGTCACGAACGTGCCGGAGGTGACGCTGGGCGCTCTGGCGCTGTCGAACGCGGTCCTGACCTATGACGCGGCGATCGGCTCGCTGGTGGGCGTCATCACGGGCCTGAAGTCCGAAACCGCCGATGCCTATGGCTACCTGAAAGACAACGCGGGCGGCCGGTTCAGCTATGACCAGACCGGCAACACGGCGGAACTGCGCGTCGCGGGCACGCTGACGCCGGGCACGAGCTACACTGTCGTCGTCGAGGAATACAACGCCGACGCCGATCCGTCGCTGCGCGAGCACACGTTTACCGTTCAGGTGCAAGCCGCGCCTCCGATCGAGCCGGAGCCCTCCGATATGGAGCCGCTCAACTGGACGAATTACGCGCAGGATCAATACAACACCTCGTTCTGGCACGCTTCCTACTGGCAGGATGGCAAGATGCCGACGGGCGTGACGTGGAGCCGGGCCAACGTCATCCGCAACGCCACTTCGGGCGCGGTCACGTTCGAACTGGATGCGCAGGGCGCGCCGCAGCTTCAGGGCGTGGGGCAGACGCCAGCCACCATGCACGGTTACTACGAAGTCGATGTGACCCTGCCGACCATGCAGAACGGGGTCATTGTCTCGCCGCTCTGGCTCTACTCGGGCACCGCGACGGGCGACGAACTGGATATCGAGTGGGCCGGGCGCGGCGGGCTCGACTTCACGCTGCATCACTTCCTCGACGGCGATAGCGGCCAGCATGTCGAGCATCAGGTGCGCTGGCAGCCGGGCGCCTATCTCGAAGGCCAGCGGGTCACGCTCGGGATCAAGTACAACCTCGCGGAGCAATGGGCGGAGTTCTACGTCAACGGCACGATGGCGGTTCGGATGACGCCTGCCGATACGGGCGGCTGGTTCCCGAAGAACGCCATGAAGCCCTATCTCGAAATGTGGCCAGTCAATCCGGCCTATGGCGGGCTGGTAAGCTGGGCAGGCGGCACCTGGGACGGCACGCCAATGTCGTTCATCATCCACGGCTATCGCTACACGCCTGTCCTGGCGACGTGGGGCAATGCCACGCTCTCGGCCAACACGGTCGCGGAGAACAGCGCGCAAGGCACTGTCGTCGGCCTGCTGTCCTCGCCGCTGGTGGGCACGACGTTCACCCTCACAAACAATGATGGCGGGCGGTTCCAGCGCAACGGGCTGGCGATCGAGACTGGCCCGACCGCGCTTGACTTCGAAGCGGGCAGCACGCGCACGATCGAGGTCGAGCAGTCGAACCCCGCCGCGTCACCGACGACGCAGCGGACCACGCTGTCGATTGCCGTAACCAATGCCACCGAAGCGGTGGTGCTCGGGCCGCTCTCCCTGACCGGGACCGTCATTCCGCACGACGCGGCGGAGCACTACGTCATCGGCATCGTGCAGGGGCTCAACCCGCCCTCGCAAACCTCCTACGGCTTCGTCGAGAACGATGCAGGCGGCCGGGTCTATGCCGCATACGTCGGCAATGATCTGGAACTGCGCGTCGGCGCGACCGCGACCACGGCCGGGTCCAGCTTCACGATCCAGCTTGCCGAATACAATGCGGCGGCGGTGCCGACCAAGCGCGTGCAGGACTTCACGATCAGCAAGCAGCCCGCGCCGACCGGGACTGGCGAATTGCCTGCGCAGGAAGACCGCATCGACGCGCTGACCTACAACGTTACGACGGGCGAGCCCGCCGTGATGACGCAAGCGCAATGGGACGCGGCGCAGGGCTCCGAACATCACGCGATGCACGCGATCATTCCGATGGCGAGCGTCACGCACACCTCGATCAAGACGGGCAACTGGAACGATCCGACCGTGTGGAGCACGGGCACGGTTCCGGGCGAAGGCGCGGTTGTCGTGGTCGATAATGACCATACCGTAACGTATAACATTTTCGGCGTCGTCTGGCTCAAGGACGTGATGGTCCACCCGCGCGGCATTCTGAAGTGGGCGCACAGTCGCACACGAATGCGGGTCGATACGATCTTTAACGACGGCAAGCTGCACGAAATGGGGGATTGGCTTAATCCGATCCCCGAAAGCGGCATCCTCGACGCCAGCGGCAAGATCGAGCCGCAATGCGAGGTCGTGTTCAAGCGGACGCAAGCGCCGGGCGCGACGATGCGCCTCGGGCTCAACACGACATGCCCCGTTCGCATCTGCGGCGCGCACAAGAACAACCGGGCGGAAAGCGCCGCCTCGCTTGCGGCTGGCGCGACGACGATCACGCTGGACGATGTGACTGGCTGGGTCGTGGGCGATACCGTCATTGTCGCCGCCATGACCAACGCCGGGGTCCAGCGGGTCGATCCGCAATATACCGGGCCCACCGCAATCTACGCGCAGCGCGTCGGACAGGCGGGAATGCTGTACACTGACAGCAACGTCTTCGCGGGCAAGGGCTATCACCTTTCGCATGACGAAGAACGGCATATCACCGCGATCAACGGCAGCACGATCACGCTGAACGCGCCGCTGACCCATGCCCATCCGGTCGTGACGCGCACGCATTCCGTCACCGGCAAGACATTCACGCTGCGCCCGTGGGTCACGCCGGTAACGAAGTCGATCCGGTTCCGCTCGGCTTCGGCTGCGGAGGGCGGCAACCTCGCTGATCTTCAGCACCGCGCGCATATCATGTTTATGCACCATGACGATGTGCAGGTGTTCTATGCCGAAGCGCGCAACATGGCGCGCACCGACACGAACCCGACGCTTTCCACCGATCAGAACGCCGATCGCACCAGCAGCCGCGTTATCGCCACGGCCGATCCTGCGAACGGCGGCACCGAAATCCGCGACGTTAACAATGTCGTGGGTCGGTACGCATGGCACTGGCACCTCGCCAACGGCTCGAACGCTCGGAAGATGGCGGTTGCCAAGGGGTTGTCTGCATGGGCGCCTGCCAATGAAGTGCCGATGCCCGGCTGGGCGATGACGCATCACGGCACGCGGCTGTCGATGGAAGATTGCACCACGTTCAACACGCGCGGCGCGGGCATCGTCACGGAGAACGGCAACGAGACGGGCCAATGGTTGCGCCTCAACAGCATGTGGAACCGGGGCGACGGCTATAACCCGACGTGGGGCTCGCGTGCGGAGAACGTCACGAACCACAATGGCCACGCTGGCGTCGGCTTCGAGAACCAGGCCCGGCAAATCCTCATGCAGGATTGCCGCGTCACCTCGTCGCATTACGGCTGGCTCTACCTTCAGCAGAACTCGCATGTCGCGTCGCGGCGGCAGGTGGATGAGTTTGCGCTGCGGATGCGCGATCCGCTCGCCTATGGCGATGCGGCGAAAACCGATCAGCAACGGACTTATGGCCCCGAAACGCCGCAAATCCCGCTGTTCCTGCACAATCATGCCTATGGCTGCGGGGCGATGTTCACCGTCTCGCACCGGCAATATACGGAGCGCGACGAGAAGACGCCGCTGATCTGGCGCGAGAGCCATGCGGTTGAGTGCGACCGGATGATCGACATTCCGCAGTACAGCTTCGACTACAGCTTTTACGACAGCATGGCGATCTATCGCCTAAGCGGCTCGGCCAGCGGCGCGGGCATGTTCTTTGGCAACATCAGTTGGCAGTTCGTCGTCGTCGGGTGCCTGTTCGATCGGTACACCACGGGCATCGTAAGCGGCGGCAAGACCGAAGGTCTGGTCATCAACTACAATGGCGCCTTCGTGGACAATGCGTTCCCGAACACGCCAAACCAGTTCGGCGTGCCGACGATGACCTTTTCCTCGGGCGACAAGCTGCCGCCGAACACGCACGCGCTGTGGGGCACCATGGGGCCGTCAACGCAGGTCGATAACGGCAACGGCACCTATCAGGTTGTCTTTCACCAGTGGGTCAACTGGCTGTCGGCCACGCAACTGCCGCTGGACAAAAAGGGCACCAATTACCCGACGCTGGGCCTGACCGCTGGCGAGCCGGTAGCGAACGGGACGCGGCCCTATGTCTGGATTGACCCGACAAGCGATCTGACCGGCGACGCCTACAACACCATCAAGATCAAGGGCAAAATTGCCGATGGCATCGGCCTGCGGCACATCGGCAGCCACGAAATTTTCTACGCGAACGGCCAGTACAACGGCCTGGATAAGTACCAGCGCCAAAACTACTTCATGACGGCGACCGACATTGCCAAGCGCAACGGCGTCTATGACGACGGTGGGACGATCAAATCGCCGCTGTTCTTCATCGACCACAACCGGCTGACCGGCGAATATCTGGTCTATCGCGTCAACGTGACCCTGCAAGGTCTCTCGACCGCTACGATCGCGGCCTATACCGTTGTCCCTTCGGAAGTCGAGGCGCGGGTCAAGACGCAGCTTGAATGGAAGCCGGAGAAAATCCCATACGCCAGCTTCGTGCCGCCGACCGAAGCGCCGGTCGTGCAGCCGGTTTCCCTGACGGTGGCTGGCGGCGCAAAGTTGCTGACCCGCATTTATTTCACGCAATCCTATGGGACGATCACCCTGACCGGCGCGCAGGCGTCTCACTTCGAAGTGGTCTATGTGGATGGTCTGCCGCATCTGCGCTGGGCGGGCGACGGTACGAAGGCAGCGGGCGCGACCTACGCTGTGACGGTCAACGTGGCCGATCGCTGGGGCAATACCGGAACCGCCGTGACCAGCGTGCAGGTGACGGGCGCGGCGGGCGTTGCTTCGTTCAGCGAGGACTTCAACGGCACGGCAGGCCAGTTGCTCGTCGCGCGCACCGGCTGGTCGAGGATGAGCGGCGGCGCCGACGACGATTTGTTCATCGGCACCGGCAATCGCCTGTCCTACAAGAACCGCACCAGTACCGGCTACTTCACCGGGCCATCAATGGGCGGCGTAATGGACAACATCGCGGCACAGGGCAATTTCTACGATCTTACGCCTGACGTTTATCTGTGGCTCGATCTTGTCGGGACGGTGGCGGAAGGCGTGCGCTTCAGCCGCGCAAGTGACAGCACCATGCGCGTTACCGTCATCAATCCGACTGCTATGGGAGGGGTCAAGAACTACACCTTCGCCTATAACAACGGCGGCGTGTTCCGCGTCGAAATCCGAGCCGGTGCGCTGCGGGTCTACCTCGATGGCGCAGAGGTCAATCCGACTGTCAACGGGCCGATTACCGCCCTGCCGACATGGATTAACAGCGGCAACGCGCGCCCGGCGATCCGGCACACGATCAATGAAACGCGATCGAACGTGCTGGACAATGTGTTCTGGGAGCGAATTTGAGGTTTGCCGAATTAGGAAAGGAAATGAGTAATGTGCATGTCGTCCCCCTCAATGCCGCCCCCGCCGCCCGACCGGCAGGCTGCGCGCGCGCCCGACAATGGCGATCCTTCGGCGCGGAACAACGATAAGGCTCGGCGTCGGCTGGCCATGGCGTCTTCGATCTTCACGGGGCCGACGCTCGGTACGCCTGCGGTTTCGGGTCCGCTGGGTTCGTGACCCTCGCGGCGGGCCTCTACCTGCTGGCCGCAGGTATCGTCGCGTACAAAGTCGGGGGCTTTTTACGCGGCAAGGAACCGCGCGACGATATTAGGGGCTGGTGATGAAAACGAAGCGTGAAGAGTGCGAGCAGCGCCTTACGGGGATGCAGGCCACCCGCAAGCCCTTCGAGGCGGATTGGGATGAGATTGGGCGGCTTTGCCTCCCGACGCGCTCGGACGTGCTCACGATGGCGGCCAATGGCGTCGTGCGGCAGCAAAACCGCAAGCGCCGCGCCAACACCACAACCTATTCGTCGAAGGGGCGCCGCGCCGCCCGCATCCTCACGGCTGGCATGACTTCCGGCCTGTCCTCGCCCTCGCGCCCGTGGTTCAAGCTGCGGACCAGCGACCCCGCTCTCGCGGAGTACCAGCCGGTCAAGGAGTGGCTGGCCCATGTCGAGGCGCTGATTTACCAGTTCCTCGGCTCGACCAATTTCTACAACGCCACGAAAGTCGGCTATTCCGAACTCGGCTGTTTCGGCACCGAAGCGGCGACCATGCTTGAGCATCCCCATTATGGCGCGGTGACGCATACCCTCACGGCCGGGGAATACTGGCTCGCCAACGATGACGGGCTGATTGCCGATACGCTCTATCGGCAGGTCCACATGACCGTGCATCAGGTGGTCGAAAGTTTCGTCTCGAAAAGCGGCTGGGGCGTCGTGTCGAAGGCGGTCAAAAACGCCTACGACAAGGGCAATTACGAAACCGTCGTGCCTGTGATGCACGCGATGGAACCGAACCGGCACAAGAACCCGACGCGCTCCGACAACCGCAACATGGATTATCGCTCCGTCTGGTGGGAAGTGGGCCAGTCGGACAAGTCGATCCTGCTGCGGGATAGCGGCTTTCCCGAGAAGCCCTTTTGGGCGCCGCGCTGGATCGAGACGGGCGGGGAAAGCGTCTATGGCGACGGGCCGGGTTATGACGCGCTGCCTGATCTTCGCGAACTGCAATTGGCGGCGAAGCGGCGCGGGCGGAACGTCGATATGCTCAACCGCCCGCCGATGGCGGTGCCGGTCGGGATGGCGAACAGCTACCTCTCTCTCGATCCTGGCTCGCTGGCCTACGGCTCCGCTACCGACATTGGCGCGATCAAGCCGCTGGTGAACGTCGATTATCGTGCGGTGCAGGTGGTGCGCGAGGAAGTCGAGGCGCACGGCGCGGACGTGATGGAATGTTTCTATGCCGACCTGTTCTTTGCGATCAGCGAAATGGACGGGGTGCAGCCGCGCAATGTCGAGGAACTGGTTCTCCGCAATGAGGAACGGCTGACGCAGCTTGGCCCGGTGGTCGAGCGTGTGAACGTCGAGAAGCTGGAAGTGGCGATCGACCGCGCGTTCGCGATCTGCCTTCGCCTTGGCCTGTTGCCGCCCGCGCCGCAGGAATTGCAGGGCCAGCCCCTCACGGTCGATTTTATCTCGACGCTGGCGCAGGCGCAGAAGGCGGCCCGGCTGGGCGACATTCAGCGCAGCGCGCAATTCGTCGGCTTCCTCGCGGGCATCTTCCCCGAAGTCATCGACAAGTTCGACGCCGATCAGGCGGTGGACGACTTTGCGACCGGCGCGGGCACGCCGCCCTCGATCATTCGCTCCGACGAAGTGGTGGCGAAGATACGCGCCGATCGGCAGCAGGCGCAGGCACAAGCGCAGGCGGCAGCGATGGCGCAACCGGCGCGCGATGCAGCGCAGGCGGCCGAACTGCTGTCTCGAACGAACGTCGGCGGGCAGAACGTGCTTGAGGGCGTGTTCCAATGACGGTCACGCGCGAGCAACTACGCTCGATGGATTTGCAGGGTTTGATGCTCGATCCGAAGTTCCGGCGCTTCGCCTATGGACTTTTGAACGACACAAATGTATTGCGCGGGGGCTACGGAGCCAATTTGGCCACTCTCCAATGGTGGGAGGGCCGCCGTTCTCTGGGCTTGGATATCCTCGCTACCTTGCAGACCGTCGATCCCGACGCTCTTCTCAAACTGCTTGAGGAAGAAAAAGCCACCAGAAAGGAAACGGCAAATGGCAGACGCAATCCCGACAGACGTGACGAACTCGGAGGCGATCCAGACGGACGCAAGCGAGACGACGGCATCCAGTACCTCGACTACGCCAACGACGGAAGCGCCCCCGCCAAATGACGGGGCCAATCCGGCGCCCGCCGATCCGCTGGACGGAAACCCTGGCATCGCCGCCGATCCCAACGCTGGAAGCGACGAGGAAGGCGAAGCCGCCGACGAGAACGCTGTCCTCTTCGGAGCCCCTGAAGGCGACTATGAACTGAACGATCTTCCCGAAGGGTTCGCGGTCGATAAGGCTGCGCTCGATGCGTTCGCGCCTCTCGCCAAGCGGCTGAACCTCTCGAACGAAGGCGTTAAGGCGCTGGCGACCGAAGCCTATCCGCTGGTCGAGCAGCAGACCACGGCGGCGATCACGCAGCAGGTGGTGGCGCAGCGCAAGGAGTGGGAAACCGCCACGCGCACGGCCATCACGGGCGGCAAGGCTGAAGACGGCTCGCCCATCGCGGCCGATCCGGCGTTCGGCGGCGCGTCTTACGATCAGGTCGTGGCCACCAGCGCCAAGGCGCTCGATCGCTTCGCTGGCGATGCGGTGTTCCCCGGCGCCAAGGCAGACGGCAGCGAGGGGACGTTCCGCGACTTCCTCACCGCCACGGGCCTCGGCAATCATCCCGCGATGGTGCGGTTCGCCTACATGGCGGGTCAGGCAATCTCGGAAGATAGTGACTTCGTTCGGACGGGCGCTGTCCCTCCGGCGACGCTCTCGCGTGCAGAAAAGTATTACGGCCCCGGTGCCGGTTAACGAAGAAAGGATTGAATAATGGCAGTTCTCGGTTCCGGCGTCGCCACGCTCGTTGACGTGCTGAAGGAAATGGCGCCGGGCGGCGCTCTCCTCGACACGGCGGAAGTGCTCACGGAGCACACGGAAATCCTCGAAGACATGACGTGGGTGGAAGGCAACCTTGTCACGGGCCACCGGGACAGCGTTCGCACCGTCCTGCCCAGCCCGTCCTACCGCGCGATCAACGAGGGCGTGCCGGTCACGAAGGGCGCGACCACGCCGATCGAAGAAACCACATCGCTGCTGGAAGATTTCAGCCAGTGCGACCGGGAACTGGCCATCCTCTCCGGCAATGTCGGTGAGTTTCGTCTGCGGCAGGCGCGGCCGCACCAGATTGGCTTCGCGCACAAGGTCGCGACCGATCTGTTCTACGGCAATGCCGCGTTCAACGTGAAGGGCTTTACCGGCCTGACGCCTCGCTACAATTCGCTCAACTCGTCGGCCACGCTCACCGCTGGCAACGTGATCGACGCGGGCGGAACCGGCACCGATCTGCGGTCGATCTGGCTCGTTGCTTGGTCGGAAGATACCATTACCGGCATCTTCCCGAAGGGCACAAAGGGCGGGCTCGGCCATGAGGACGCCACTTCGTCGGCCGATGGTACTTCGCCCGACGGCTTCCCCAGCGGGCAGGCGCTTCAGGACGCCAGCGGCAATCTGTACATGGGCTATCGCGACCATTGGATGTGGCGCGTCGGGCTCATGGTGAAGGATTGGCGCTTCGCGGTTCGCATCGCGAACATCGACGTTTCGACGCTCACGCTCGATGCTTCGACCGGGCCGAACCTTCAGGATTTGATGATCCAGGCGACGGAACTGATCGAGGGGACGGAGGGCACCCGCCCGGCGTTCTACATGCCGCGCTCGATCCGAGGCTACATGCGCCGCCAGCTTGTCGAGAAGAAGAACAGCTTCCTCGCGATGGGCGAAACCGGGCGCAAGGCCACGCTCATGTTCGACGACATTCCGATCCGCCGCACCGATGCGCTGAAGCGCAGCGAGGAACAGGTCGTCTAAGACCGGCCCTGAAGAAGAAAGGCACCAGACATGATTACCGACGCACAGCTTCGCCCCTCCCTGTCGCAGAACCTCGCTGTCGCGGCGGGCAACGTGAACTCCACCAATGCCGTCGATCTGCTGTCGGCGGGTCGCAACCTCGGGCGCGGCCAGCCGATGCGCGGCATCGTGACGGTCAACCAGACCTTCACGGGCGGCACCTCGATCAACGTCCAGTTTGTCGAGAGCGACAATGCCGACCTGTCCAGCCCGCGCGTGCTGGCGCAGACCGGCGTGATCGCGGAGGCGGATATTCCCACGGCTGGCAATGGCAAGCCGCTTTGGGATTTCCAGCTTCCCGACACGGCGCGGCGCTACATCGGGTTTCGCTATGTTATGGCGGGCACGCATACGGCGGGGCAGGTTTCGGCCCACTTCGTCAGCGATACCGATCATAACCCGTATGTCGCGATGAACACGGGTTTCTGATCTAAGCGGGAAAGGGATTTCAGATGACTTTGAAAGTGACCACGCGAGAGTCGTTCATTGGTGGGCAGGCTGTCCCCAAGGGCACGATTGTCGAGTACGAGGGCGACAACGCGGGCGACAACCTCGCGGACGTTGGCGACTATGAGCCGCCCAAGCCTGCGATCATCGCCGCCATCGCTCCGACCGGCCCTAACCCGGTCGCGCCGCAGCAGCTTCCCCCCGGTTCGATGCAGACCATTCGCGGCTATTCCGGCCCGGCTGGTGAGGAACTTCGCGGGGAACGCACCCTCGCGGCTTCGATCAACGAAGGGGACAGCAATGCTGGCGAAGTCGAGATGGAGCCCGTCACCCGAATTACCTCCACCGATGATTTCGATGCGTCGAAGACGGTTGAGGGTTCGGTCGATGAAGTCGAGGGCCGCTTGTCGGGCCTGACTGCGGAGCAGCTTGACGCTGTTGCGGCGGCCGAAACCTCGGGGAAGAACCGGGCTGGCGTGGCGAACGCCATTGAGCAGGCACACGCCGCGCTCTAATCTACCCCTCTCGTCACGGGGGAAGCGGGCGGCGGTGCTGGTGCATTGCCGCCCGTTTTCGTTTAGGAGGTTCCCATGTCGTTCAAGCCCGCAATCTCGGAAGACGTAATCTCGAATGAGGCGCTGGCGCTGCTGCCCGCCGATCCGGTGCCGACGCTGAACGAACCGTCAATCGAGGCGCGCGAGTGCCGCCGTGCGTACAAGCCTGTCGTGGCCTCGCTGCTGGAAAAGCACCATTGGAACCTCGCGACGAAGCGCGCTGCCCTGGCGCCGCTCGACAACGACCGCGCGGGCGAATGGGGGCTGGCCTACGCCAAGCCCGACGACATGGCCTATCCCGTGGCGCTGTTCCCGGCCAGCGGGAGCGGCTGGGGCGCCTGGTTCCGGCAAGGCCAGCACTACATGCTGCCGGGCGGCTACCGCGTCATGATGCAGGTGGGGAAGACGATCTACTCGCAGATTGGCGCGGCCATGCTGGAATATACCAGCTTCGGCATTACCGAGGCGGATTTCACCACGCAATTCAAAGACTTGGTGGTGCTGGAACTGGCGGCTCGTATCGCCGTGCCGATCACGAAGGACTATGCCCGCGCGCGCGAACTGAAGGGGCAAGCGGAGTTCGAGCGCCAGCGCGCGATCGCTGCGGACCTGAACCGCAACGCGCAACGCTATGGCGACAACCCGACCGAAAGCGAACTGGTGCGCGGCGTCGGGATCGGCGGCTACGGGGGCGGCTGGCCGATGGACCCGGTGGCGAACCCGATTTATCAGGTGGCGCCGCTGATCGTGCCCGCGAACACAGGGGAATAATCGCGTGTCAAAAATTCCCCTACCGAATTTCTCGAAAGGAGAAGTGGCCCCGGCCCTCTACGGGCGCATCGACACGGGGCAATACAATGCCGCGCTCAAGACGGCGCGCAACTTCCTCGTCCAGAAGTACGGCGGCGTCACCTTTCGCCCTGGCACGCGGCTGGTGGGCGCTGCGGACGGCGACGTGCGGCTGGTGCCGTTCCAATTCTCGATCGACCAGTCCTATGTGCTGGCGATGGGGCAGGGCCAGATGCGGCCGGTCGCGCTCGGCGGCTTCGTGCTGGAAGCGGACCTGAAGATCGAGGACGCATCGCAAAGCGATCCTTGCGTGCTCACGATCAGCAATCACGGCTATGCGCCAGGGGACCGGCTCTATCTCGCGGGGATTGAGGGCATGGTCGAGTTGAACGGGCGGTTCGTCACGGTGGTCGCGGTGCCGACCGGCAACAGCGTGGCGATCGACGTGAACAGCGGCAGCTTCACGCCCTTTGCTGCCAGCACGGGCGCGGTCCATGCCGAGGCACCGGAACCGCAGCCGGTCGATCCCGTCGTGCCGCCTGTCGTCCTGCCGCCCCCCGATCCGTATGTGGGCGGCGGTGGCGGCTATGACTACGATTGGCACAGTCCTTACATGGTGCAATTCTAATGGGTGCTGCGCGGCTCTACAGGGCGGGAATGCCCTTCAACACGGTTGATTTGCCGGAAGTCGATTATGTGCAATCGGCAGACGTGATCTATTTCGCGCACCTCAACTATCCGCCGTCGAAGCTGACGCGCTCGGGGCATACGTCGTGGGCCTTTGCCGAAGTGACGTTCGGCCCCACGATCACCGCGCCGACCGGCGTTGTCGCGACCGCCTCGAAGCCCAACACCGACGCGGCGAACAACGGCGATAATTACTGGCTGCGGACAGCGCACTATGCCGTGGCGGCGGTGAATGAGGCGGGGCAAATCTCGCGCCTGTCTGCGCACGCGACCGCCAGCAATGATCTGTCGCTGAAGGGCAATCTCAATACGATCACATGGACGGCGCACCCTGACGCCGAGTTCTACGTCGTGTTCAAGCGCGATAACGACGGGACGTTCGGCTATATCGGCCGCGCCGAAGAGGCACGTTTCGTTGATGGCGAGGGCGGGATCGCGCCCGATTATGCGGACGGGCCGCGCGTGGGCGAGAACCCGTTTGCCGGGCCGGGGGATTACCCCTCGACCGTGACGTTCCACCAGCAGCGGCTTTTGTGGGGCAGGACGCGGAACAAGCCCAACGGGATATGGGGATCGCAAGCGGCTGACTTCGAGAACATGGACCGCTCGCGCCCCTCGAAGCCCGACGATGCCCTGACGATGGGGCTCGTCTCGGATCGGGTGAACGCGGTCGAGCAACTGGCTTCCCTCCGCTCGCTGCTGGCGCTTACGTCGGACGGCATTTTCGCGATCAACGGCGGGCAGCAGGGCGATCCCATGACCGCGACGCAGATTGTGGCCGATCGCCAGGTTGGGCGCGGTGCCTCGCGGCTCAATCCGATCGTGCTCGATAGCGTACTGTTCTTCCGGCCAAACCAAGGGTCGAGCGTGCGGACGCTGGGCTATACGTTTGAGGTCGATGGCTACAAGTCGAACGACGTGGCGATCTTCTCTCCGCACTTTTTTGACGGCTTCGAGATTGTATCGTGGGCGCACCAGCAAGAGCCCTATTCTGCGATATGGGCGGTGCGCTCGGACGGGAAATTGCTGTGCCTGACCTGGGAGCAGGAGCAACAGGTGTGGGGCTGGACGCTGTGCGAGTTTGCTGGCTTCGTCGAAAGCGTGGCGGTCATCACCGAACGCGGGATGGATCGGGTCTATCTGGCGATCCGGCGCACGCTGGCGGGGCAGGAGCAAGTGCTGATCGAGCGCATGGCCCTGCCGCTGCTGGTGGCGGATGATCTGGTCGATAGCTGCTATCTCGATTGCGCGGTGACGCAGAAGTACGATCCGCCGCGCGATGTGGTCGATCAGCTATGGCACCTCGAAGGCGAGGCGGTCACGGCCTTTGCGGACGGCTATGTGGTCGAGGGGTTGACGGTCACGGGCGGCAAGGTGGCGCTCGGCTTTGCCGCATCGACGGTGACAGTGGGCCTGCCCTACTCGGGCGAGATTGAAACGCTTCCCCTGACGCTCATGGGCCAGCAGGGCAGCGCGCATGTCTCCCGGCAGATGATCGAGGAAGTCACGGTGCGGGTCGAGAAGACGCGCGGGATCAAGGTGGGCGCCTCGGGCGGGGAATTGTTCGAGGTCAAGCAGCGCGAGTACGAAGGGCTCGACCAGCCGATTGACCTGAAGACGGGCGACTATGACGTGCGGCTGTCGGCGGCATGGAGCAACGCGGCGACGGTGCGGGTGGTGCAGGACTATCCCCTGCCCGCGACGATCAATGCGCTGTTCCTGAAGCCTCGGGTGACGAAATAGCGGCGATGATCGAGGTGGTGCCCGCCTCGCCCGCGCATATCGGAACCCTCGCAGCGAGGATGCGGCCGATCGACCGGCTGGAATGCGCTGTTTTCGGTCATAGTCCGAAGGCTGCGTTGCGCGCCTCAATGCGCGATGCATGCATGGCGTTCACCGCGAAACTGGACGGGCGGCCCGAAGCGATGTTCGGGGTTGCGACCGTCTCGATGCTGGAAGGGATCGGCAGTCCGTGGCTGCTGCTGACCGATGACGGCGCGCGGCAGGGCAAGGCGCTGGTGAGGATGGGCCGCAATGTCACGCGGCTGTTCGAGCGCGAGTTCCGCGTGCTGCGCAACAATGTCCATGCCGACAATGAAACAGCGATCCGGTGGCTGGGGCACCTTGGCTATACGGTGGGGCCGCCCTTTGATATGCACGGGCATTCGATGCGACCATTTCAATTAAATCGTGACGCCCATTACGAATAGGAGCGCCCCATGTGCCCCCCTCCCGTTTTGCTTCTCGCCGCAACTGCCGTCTCCGCAATGGGGACCGTTGTAAGCGGCATTGGACAGGCGCAGTCGCAGCGGTTCGCGGCCAAGGTCGCTGATCGCAACGCGGCGCTCGACCGGCGCGCGGCGCAGGATGCACTCGAACGCGGCCGGATCGAGGAACAACGCCAGTACCGCAAGAACGCGCAGGTGATGGGCGCGCAGCGGGCGGCGATGGCGGCCAACGGAATTGAAGTGGACTTCGGATCGGCGGCCGACCTTCAGCGCGATACGAAAGAGGTCGGCTGGCAGGATGCGCAGACGATACGCGAGAACGCGATGCGCGAGGGCCGTGGCTTCGAAATCAACGCCTGGAACAGCGAGGCGCAAGCCTCGGCCAGCCGCTCGGCGGCGAACGCGGCGATGGTGGGCACGGTTTTCGATGTGGGCTCGACGGTGCTCTCGGGAGCGCAGAAGTACCGCAAGGCCCAAGCGCAGAAGTGGAAACCTTAAATGCCTCGCGTGCCAGTGGTCGAAGAACAGCAGCCGCTTCGCGGCGTTGCCGGGTCGCGGTTTCAGGCGCCCGATACCGGCGCGGGGGCGCGCGCGATCGGCGGCGCGGTGCAGCGCCTTGGCAATGCGGTCGGACAGGCGGCGGAGGTCGAGGACGAAATCCTGACGACTTACGCGACCGCGCGCGCGAAGGCTCTTGATAACGAGTTCGTGAATTGGGAGCGCGAAACCCTCCACGGTGAGAACGGCTATTATCGCCAGCAGAACGCCGACGCGCTGGACGCTCGCGGCGGCACGCAAGAGGCCATCGACAAACAGGTGGGCGCGCTGCTGGAAAAGACGCAGGATCACCGCGAGCGGACGATGCTGGAAGATGTGCTGAACCGGCGCCGCCAGCAGGCGTTCGACGGCATTGCCCGCCATGCGCAGGGGCAGGCGCGGAACTTCGCTGTCACGCAAAGCCAAGCGCGACAGGCGAACGCGTCGGATAATTACGCGCGCTATGTGTGGAGCGATCCAGCCCTTGCGGCTGAAAACCGGGCCACGCTGCTGTCGGAATTGGCGGCGGAAAACGATCTGCTGGGCTTTAACGATCCTGCGGTCATTGAGGCGCGGCGCGGCGCGGCGCTGTCGGGGTTGCACGAAGGCGTGGTCGAGGCGACGGCGCTGGGTGATCCGCTGAAGGCGCAGCAGTACCTCGACGACAATTTTGACGAAATGGACGGCAGGACGGCCAGCCGCTTGAACGCCAAACTTTATCCGATGCTGGTCGATAACGACACAGACGACATTGCGAATATGGCGATGGGACTGGCAACGCCGGGTGAGGTGCCGGAGGTTTCGGAGAGCGGCGAGGGCGAGGTGTACGCCATGCCGGTCGCGGGCGCGATCAGTTCGGGCTTCGGGATGCGGGTGCATCCGATCAGCGGACAGCGGAAGATGCACCAAGGCATCGACATACCGGGGCCAACGGGGGCGCCGGTCGGCGCGGCATTGTCGGGTGTGGTGCATCGGGTGGTGCCGGAGAAAGACGCGGGCGGCTTCGGCAACTTTATCGAGGTCAAGCACGCGAACGGGGACATTACGCGCTACGCGCATTTGTCGGCTGTGAACGTCAAGAAGGGCGATAAGGTCGCGCGCGGCCAGCGCATCGGCGCGGTCGGCTCCACGGGCAACAGCACCGGCCCGCACCTTCATCTTGAGACGATCCGCGACGGCCAGCGCGTCGATCCGAAAACGGTGATTGGCTCGGCTGGCCCGGCCGCCGCGTCGGAACCGCGAAGCACCGGCAGCGATCTTGCCGCGCAATTGCAATGGGTCGAGGATCACGTTGCGACGAACTACGCCGATCGGCCGCCGCAGTACCGCCGCGATATGCTGGAAGGCGCAAAGGCCAAGATACGCCAGCGGCACAATCAGGCGGAAGCCGATCGCAATGCTGCTGAAACCGAACAGTGGGACGCGGCGCTTGAGGTGGTGGCCAATCTCAACGGCGGCGCGGGTTTCACCGATGTTAAGCAGGTGCCGGGCTATTACGATCTGCCGGGCGCGCGGCGCATCCAGCTTCAGAATATGGCGGAAGCGAACCGGAACGCGGCGGCGAGCGGGCAGGCCATTGAGACGGACTGGCAGTTCTACGCGGGCATCCACCAGGCGGCCAGCACCAACCCCTCCTTGCTGCGGCAGGTTGACCCTGCGGAGGCGCGGCGGAGGCTGGGCGATACCGAATACAAGGAGTTCTTGAGGCTTCAGAACCCGAAAGGGGGCGCGAAGGATGCTGCGAAGTCGCTCACCATGTCCGATATTCTGACCTACACGCGGCGGTCGCTGATCGGTGAGGGCTACGCGCTGGGCGACAGCAAGAAGGGTCGCCAAGACGCGCCGGAGGTGAACCGCTTTCTCCAACGGATGCACGCGGAAGCGGAGCGGTTTAAGGAGCGTGAGGGTCGTTGGCCTACCGCCGAAGAAGTGCGCAAGCATGGCGACCGGCTGTTGCTGGAAGGTACGGCAGCTAACCCCGACGCGAGGCCGTGGCAGAGCAGTCGCCGCACGGTGCGCGCGTTTGAAGTACCGGGCAATACGCCGATCCGGTATGAGGTGCCCGCCAATGTTAGGTCCATGATTAAGAAAGAGTTTCCTGACGCGAGCCCGCAAGAAGTGCTCGACATTTATCTGCGCAACAAGGGCAAGGGTGACTGGTGATGCCGGGTTGGGCAGATAGGGAGCGCGCGCGGCGCGCATCGCAGGATCAGGACACGGCGCCGACGAATGGCCCGGCATGGGTGCAGCGCGAGCGGCTGCGGCAGGCAGGGCACGCGAACGTCGAAGACGCGCTGGTTGCCGCCTACGGGAGCGACCTGACGCCGGAAGCGGCGCAGCAGACCAGCAACCTCGCGCGGCAGACGGGCGTTCCGTTCGACGTGGCCAGCCGCAATCAGGCCGAACTTCAGAAGCGCCAGCGGTTCACGAAACTGCGCGGCATCATGCAGGACGCGCCGGATTATCTGCGGACCTATCTTTCCGATCCGCGCAACGTGCAGGGCGCCGATCTGGACGACGTGCAGGGGCTCAAGAAGCTGGCCCGCGCGCATGAATACTGGCGCGAGCGGCTGAAGGATCAGGGCTCGATCAAGGCACTGCGGACGGAAGCCAACACCTCGACCTACCTGACCGGCCTGTGGACCAGCCTGACGGAGCGCACGAAGGCGACCGGGCAGGGCTCGCGCATGGTCGCAAGCGATCTATCGACGCGGCTGGGTATCCGCAGCGAGCGCGAGAACGCGCGGACGGTTGCCGACGCATCGCGGCGCATCGACAGCGCGCAAGGTCATATCCAGATGACCACGCCGCAATTCGAGAGCGGCACGGCGCAGGGTGTTTATTCCGGCCTGTCGAGCACCTTGCAGCAGTTGCCCGCGCTCGCGGTCGGCGCGGCGACGGGCGGTGCGGGCGCGCTGGCCCTCATGGGCGGGCAAGTCGGGCTCGAAGCCTATGGCAAGTATCGCGCGCGCGGCGGCACCGCTGGCGAGGCGCTGCTGGGCGGCGGCGGTGAGGCGGCGGTCGAGGTCGCGACCGAACTTGGCCCGACGAAGTTCCTGCTGGGCGCGCTCAAGGGCACCGGCTGGGCGAAGAAGCTGGGCTACAGCTTCGGGTCGGACGTGGCGGGCGAGCAGGTGGCCACGATGGCGCAGGACGCGCTCGACACGGCCATTGCCAATCCCGACGCGACCTGGGCGCAGTATTGGGCGGAGCGGCCGGAAGCGGCCTACCAGACGTTCATCGCGACCCTGACGCAATCGGCGGTCATGGGCGGCGGTGTCGGTGCTCTACGGCTCGCCACGCGCCAGCAGGAAGCGCAGGCGGGTGCCGACGTGCTCGACACGATCATGGCCACGTCGGCCGATATCAAGCAGCGGCAGAACGATCCCGAGGGCTTCCGCGCCTACATCGACGGGCTGGCGCAGGGCACGCCGATCGAGAACGTGCATATCCCTGCTGAAGCGGTGCGCGCGCTGTTTCAGGACGGGTTCGAGGCCGATGACTTCTGGAACGGCTACGCGGAGGAAATCAGCGAGGCGGAGGCAATCGGTGGGGACGTGGTGATCCCGCTGGCCGATGTGGCGACGCATCTTGCCGGGACGCCACAATGGGACGTGCTGAAGGACGAAGCGCGGTTCTCGGCGGGCGGCATGTCGCTGGCGGAACTGGCCAGCCTCGAAGAGACGTACCGCGCCGACATTGAGCAGCAGCAGGGCGCGATGGCGGAGCAGATGCGCGCGGCGATGGAAGCCGCTGCGCCCGCCGCACAGGTGTTCGACCGCTACAATCAAGCCTTCCTCGATGCAGGGTTCCGTCCCGATGTGTCGCGCGCCTATGCGATGCACTGGGCGGAGAACCGACGCGTGCGTGGCGAGGCGCTGGGCATGAACGCGCTAGAATATGACCAGCAGAACCCGGTCGAGATTACGCGCCGCCTGCCGGAGAAGCTGGCGGGGCAGGTGCGGCAGGCGGATGGGCTCGACATTGCGATTGCGGCGATGCGCGGCGGCAAGGCACCGGGCACGAATGACGGGCCTTCGCTGGTCGAGTTCATTGCGAGCAAGGGCGGGGTCGAGGACGTTGGCGGCGATATCGCGTCGATGGGCGGCAACGACTGGCACCGCGACAAGAAGTTCCGGCGCAAGCTGCTGAAGGACTTTGTGCCGACGCAAGGCACGATCTTGGGCGAAGAGTACAACCCCAACTCGATCGAGAACCTGTTCGCAGCGGCGATCCATGAGGGGTATTTCCCTGATCTGCTGGCGGCTTGGGCCGACCGCGCCGAGAAGCTGGACACGGGCATTTTTCTCGAAGCGGTGGGCGCGGAGTTGAGCGGGGCACCGATCTACCGCCATGATCCGAACAAGGAGACGGAGACGGCGCGCGTGCGCGAGGCTGCGGAAGAACTGCGGCGCGTGCTGATCGAGGCCGATATTGATCCCGACACGGCGACGCGGAAAGAGATTGAGGCGGTGATCGACCGGCAGCAGGCCGGGCAGGGACCGGACGGGCGGGCGTTGGAGCAATACGTCGGCACCTTCGACCCGGCCGATCCGCGCATCCTGCACCAGAACAATCGCGGGCGCGTGTCGGGCGGTATTATCTCCGGTACACCGGGGCCGACGCTCATAGAGCTATTTGACAACAGCGATTTAAGTTCCGTCATTCACGAAACCTCGCACGTTTGGCTTGAGGAACTGGAGCGCGACGCGGCGCACCCCGACGCGCCCGACTGGCTGCGGCGGGACTGGCAGACGGTGCAGGACTGGTTCGCGGAGAACGGCCAGCCGGTCGCCGCCGATGGCACGATCCCTGTCGAGGCGCACGAAATGTTCGCCCGCGCGGGAGAGCAGCACGCGATGGAAGGCAAGGCGCCTTCGTCGGCGCTGCGCAGCGTGTTTGCCGGGTTCCGTCGCTGGCTGCTGCGGGTCTATGAGGTGGTGCAGAACCTCCGCACGCCGCTGAACGATGAGGTTCGGCGGGTGTTCGACCGCATGGTGGCGACGCAGGACGAAATCGACGCGGCGGCCGATCACCAAAATATTGACGCGCGGTTTGCCAACGCGGCGCAGGCGGGCATGACGGAGGCGCAGTTCGCCGCCTACCGGCAAGTCGCGGACGAAGCGCGCAACGAAGCCTATGACGCGCTCCTGTTCCGCACGATGGCCTCGCTGCGGCGCGAGCGCACCGCCGAATGGAAAGCGCAGCGCGCCAAGGTGCGCGAGGAAGTGGCGGCTTCGGTTCACAATCGCCCGATGTTCCGCGCCTATCATCTGCTGCGCACGGGCCGGTTCCTCAACGAACCGGGTCGCGAGCCGGTCAAGGTGAAGCTGGATCGCGAATGGCTGGTGGAACGCTACGGCGCCGACGCGCTCGGGCTGATCCCGAAGATGGTCCCGCCGCTCTACAAGGCGGACGGGCAGGACGCAGACCTGATCGCGGAAATGTCGGGTTTCGCTTCTGGCGACGAAATGGTGCGCGCCCTCATGGGGATCGAGCAGCAGCGGCAGCTTATGCGCGAGGCCGGGATGCGCGGCAATGTGATGGAGCGGGTCATTGACGATGAAACCGCTGCGATCATGGAAGAACGGTACGGCAACCCGCTCGATGATGGCTCGATCGAAGACGAAGCAATGGCGGCCATCCACAATGACAGCCAGGGCGATGTGATCGCTGCCGAGAACCGGGCGCTGTCGCGGCGCACCAACAAGCGCCCGACTGCCTATTCGATGGCGCGGGAGTGGGCGCGGCAGAAAGTCGCATCCGGCCGGGTGGTGGACGTGGCCAGCCGCTCCGCGATCCAAGGCTATGCGCGGGCGCAGGCGAAGGCGGCCAATGCTTTCGAGCAAGCCCTGCTGGCCGATGATGTGGAAGAGGCGTTCCGCCAGTCTGAAATCCGGCTCATCAATCACGCGCTGATCGTCGAAGCGAAGAAGGCTGCTGACCTGATCGACAAGGCGGTGGAGCGGCTGGGCAAGATCGCGAAGACCCGCACGCGCAAGAGCATCGACCAAGGCTATCTGGAACGGGCGCACGCGCTGCTGGCGAAGTTCGAGTTCCGCCCGCGCTCGCAAAAGGCGCTGGATGAAATGGCTGCGTTCGCGGATTGGGCGGCGGGGCAAGCCGCGCTCGGGATCGACGTGAAGGTGCCGCCGCGTCTGGAAGCCGATGGCGAGCATTGGAGCCGCGTCACGGTCGAGGAACTGATCGGCCTCGACGAGAGCGTAGCGCAGCTTATCCACCTCGGACGCAAGAAGCAGGAGTTCATCGACGCGGGCGAGAAGCGCGACTTCGATCAGGTGGTGGCGGAAGCGATCGCCGTGATGGAGAGCGTCCCGCAGCGCAAGCGCAGCGACCGTATGACGCCGACGCGGTGGGAAGAGTTCAAGACGGACGTGGCAACCGCCGATGCGGCGCTGCTCAAGATGGAAAGGGTTATCGACTGGCTCGACGCGGACGATCCGAACGGGGTGTTCAACCGGCTTGTGTTCCAGCCGCTCGCGGAAGCGCAGCACAAAGAGCGCGAGATGATCGACGAATATATCGGCGCGGTGAAGACGGCTTTCGGCAAGCTGCCGAAGGGCACACATAAGCGGTGGGCTGAACCTATCAGGACCGAACTGCTGGACCCCGAAACGGGGCGCCCGTTCGTGCTCACGCGGCAGGACTTGGTTTCGGCGGCGCTCAATATCGGCAACGAAGGCAATCTGGCGAAGCTGGTCGGCGGCTACAGGTGGAACGAAGAAGCCTTGATGCGGGTGCTCGAAGCCGAAATGCGGCCGGAGGACTGGGCCTTCGTGCAAGAAATGTGGGACCTGGTTGAAACCCTTTGGCCGCAAATTGAGGCGATGGAAAGGCGTGTGAACGGGGTGGCTCCGCCGAAAGTCGAGCGGCGCGAGTTCTCGGTCACGTCGGGCGGGCAGACGATCCAGATGGCGGGCGGATACTATCCCGTCGTCTATGACCCGACGCGCGATCAGGACACGAAGGCGCAAGCGGCGAAGAACGACGATCTGTTCTCTGCCTCTTACGGGCGAGCCACGACTTCGCAGGGCTTCACGAAGGAGCGTACACAGGTCAAGCGGCCCGTGCTGCTGTCGCTGTCGGTGCTCAACCGCCATCTTGGCGAGGTGATCCACGACATCACGCATCGCGAACCGATCATGCAGGCGGATAAGCTGCTGTCGGATCGGCGCATCATCAAGGCGGCGACCGATGCGATCGGAGCGCCGATCTTCGACCAGTTCCGGCCGTGGCTCCGGCATGTTGCGAATGAGTGGGCGGTCGATCATCGCGGGCTTGGCACTTGGGAGCGGATTGCGAAGTCGCTGCGGTCGCGTGCCACGATGATGGGTATGGGCCTGCGGCTCACGACAATCGTGGCGCAGGGCGCGGGCTATGCGGGCATCATGGAAATGATCGGGCCGCGCTGGATGGCCTCGGGTGCGAAAGCGGTGGGCGATCCGACGCGCGAGGAAGCCGCGTTCGAGTTCGTCATGTCCCGATCCAAGGAAGTGCCGCACCGCATGTCCACGATGGACCGGGATATCAACGCGAACCTCAAGGAAATGCAGGGCCAGACCAGCATGGATGCGCAGGTGCGGCGCTTCGCCTTCCACGGGATCGGCTATGCCGACCGGGCGGTGGCCATCCCCGGCTGGCTCGGCGCTTACAACAAGGCGCTGCACGAAGGCATGATCGAGAGCGAGGCGATCCACTACGCGGACAAGGTGATCCGCTCGACGCAGGGCGCGGGCGCGGCCAAGGACTTGTCGGCGGTGCAGCGCGCGACGGGCTGGCAGCAGCTTGCGACGATGTTCTATTCCTACGCTGCCGCCTTCTACAATCGCCAGCGGGCGCTCGGGCGAGACGTAAGCCGGGCGGCGCAGGAACGCGACGCGGCGGCGCTGCCCGGCCTGCTGGCGCGGTCGTGGTGGCTGTTCGCGGTGTCGCCGCTGCTGGGCTCCTTGCCCTCGGCCATGATGGGCGGCGGCGGGCCGGAGGATGATGAGACGTGGACGGAGTGGGCCGCGTGGACGATGTTTGCAAACCTGTTCTACGGTATCCCGCTTGTGCGCGACGTTGCGGGCTCGATCGCCTCGGGCTTCGACTACTCGTTCACGCCAGCGCAGCGCATCGCAGAAACCGGGGTGAAGGCTGGCGAGGACGTTGTGGCCTTGGTGGACGGCGACGAAGAAACCGAACCCTCTGACAAGTCGGTGAAAACCGCCGTTGAGGCGGTGGGCTATGCCGCGAAGCTGCCGCTCGGGCAGGTGGCTAACGCGTTGCAATTCATCAGCGATTGGGCCAGTGGCGAAGTCGAGCCCGATGGGGTAGGAGAGTGGTTGAGCGGCTTGCAGCGCGGCAAGCTGGAAGAGGACGAATAGGGGGCACCTATGACGATCAACACCGCCGAAGTCGTAGCAGGACCGTACACGCTCAACGGGGTCGCCACGACGTTCCCCTTCGGGTTTCAGGTGCTCGACAAGCGCGAAGTGAGAGCCGAGATTGACGGCGGGCTGGTGGACAGTTCGCAATATCAGGTGGCGCTCAACGCCGATGGCACCGGCTCAATCACCTTCTTCGTCCCACGCTACAGCGGCAAGCTGTCGATCTATTCGGCGCCCGCCTTTCACCAGCCGGTCGCGCTGGAAAATCAGGGACCGTATTTTCAAAGCATCGTCGAAGAGGGGCTGGACCGAGCGACCGTGCTGGCCCTCTGGCTCAAGGCGCGCATTGACCGGCTGGTTCCGACCGGCCTGTTCGGCGCGGCGGCGGGGAAGTTCCTCGCCTGGGACGCGCTCAACCGGCCCTTTCTGTCGAGCGGCACCGGCTCCGACGCGGGGCTGCGGGTTGATCTGACCGAAGCGAACGGCGCGGCCCTGATCCGCTACGGCGAGCGCACACTGCTGGAAAAGAGCGACGACGTTACCAGCGCGAAAGACAAGGGCGCGATCGGAGGGCGCACCAGCCCGTTCCCTGACGACACGGCGGCGCTGCAACGGCTGCTCGACGACACGGGCACCTTTGCCGGGGATATGTCGTTCGGTGCGGGGTATGTCCCTGCCGGGCTCTATCGCCTCTCGGCCTCGCTGGTGCCGCAGAACTACAGCAGGCTCGAAGGCACCGGCCCTTACCAGTCCGTGCTCTATAACCAGCAGGATCAGTTGGCCGCGCCCGCTTTCAAGGTCGAGGGCGTCATGGCCTTCTGCGCGATCGGCAAGCTGGGCGCGCGGGGCTATGCCTCGTTCCTCGATGTGGGTGCCGACACGGACAACAATCTGTTCGAGGATATCGTTGCGTTCGGGATGACCGACGCTGGGTTCCGGTTTCGCGGCGCGCTCTACACCAGCGAGTTTCACCGGGTCGAAGTCGCATCCAGCGCGCGCGGCGTGGTGGTGCAGGGGCTCGCGAACTGCAATCGCTTCTATGATCCCGAGTTCAAGAACCTCACGGGCGACGCCTTCACCTTCAACGGGTCGGAGGACACGCACATCATCGGCGCGCGGGTCGAGGGGCCGAAGGTGCCGGGCAAGGCGCTGGTGCGGCTCGCCAGCGGCAAGAACCACATCGTCTTCACGGGCGGCTACATCGAAGGCGCGATGCAATATCTGGTCGATGGGACCGGCGCCGACGAAAGCGTGGTGGTCTTCGACGGAGTGCATTTCACCTATTACGACGCGGCCACGGCCTACGGGATTTTGAATATCGACAACGTGCGGCTGGTGTTCCGCAACTGTCATTCGACGATCCCGATGGAAGTGCGGCCCGATGCGGTGCTGGAAGGGCGGAACACGAATATCTACCAAGCCCTGCCTTCGCTGGCCGCGACGACGACGCTGACCGTGCCGCGCGGTAGGGACGTGGCGATCGTCACGGCAGGCGATCCGATCGAGGCGATCACGGGTGGCCCCGATTATTACGGGCACCGGATCACGCTGCTGTTCAACGCCGCGACGACGGTGCGCGATGCGGTTGGAAACCTGAAACTGGCGGGCGATCTGGTCGCCGCGCCGAACGACACGCTCACGCTGGTCAACGACGTGACGCATTGGCGCGAGATGGCGCGGAGCGTGAACGGTGTCTGATAGCCTCCCGACAGGCGACGGTAACGCGGCGCAGACGCGGTTGATTGCGGAACAGGTGGCGAGGGCTGTTGTGGTCGAAGTCAATGCGGAACGTGGCCCGCCGCGCCGGGAACTTGCCGAGATACCTCCGACGCTGAAATGGGCCGGGGCAATCGCTGCCGTCCTCATGACGGTTGGCGTCGGCGGCATGGCAAGCTGGCTCGTCACGTCGGTTAGCGAAATGCAGGTGACGCTCGCCCGCATGGATGAGCGCATGGCATCGCAGAACAATTCGCAGGACGGGCGCTATACCGATCTGACCCGCCGCGTGGACACGCTGGAAGGCTATCACCACAACGGAAGGGATGAGAAATGAGCGAGCCTTACAAGCCGATCTTCGACGCGGTGCGCGCAATGGTGAAGCCTCACACGTCCGAAAACCTGTTCAATAATCCCGGCAATGTCTCGCTGCTGAACCGGGCAATCTCCGAAGTCGCGGCGTGTGCGGCCGGGGTGACGCCGCCCGCCTTGCCTGCGCTGCTGACGCTTGAGGACATGATAGAGGCGACGATCGGCCACGAAGGGCACTACGTCGATCATCCCGACGATCGCGGCGGAGAAACCTGCTGGGGCATTACGAAGTGGGTTGCTCGCAAGAACGGCTATCTCGGCCCGATGCGGAGCCTGCCGCGCGAGGAAGCGGTTCGCATCTACCGCGACGAATATGCGATCAAGCCCGGCTTCGATGTGGTGGCCGAGGTGTTCCCGCGCGTCGCGGCCGAGCTGTTCGATACCGGCGTGAACATGGGGCCGCGCTGGCCCGCCCTCTGGCTGCAAATGTCGCTCAATGCCTTCAACCGGCAGGCGGCCGACTATCCCGACATCAAAGAGGACATGGAGATCGGCCCCGCGACGATGGCGGCCCTGCGCGCCTACAAGGCCAAGCGCGGCGCGAGCGGCGAGGAAGTGCTGCTGAAGGCGCTGAACAGCCTGCAGGGCGGGCGCTATATCGAACTGACGCGCGGGCGCCCCCGGAACGAGAGCTTCGCCTTCGGGTGGTTCAAGCGGGTGGCGCTATGACCGAGAGCACTGAAGAGGCGGCCGGGCGCCCGATCCCCGCGACGATCCCCATGCCGGACCATCCGATCCGGCACACGGCTGGGTGGCATATCTACATTCGTCTCACGCGAGCGACGCTGGAATGGATCACCGCGCTCGGCGTCGGGCATGCGTTCCTCGTCGGCCCTTGGCTTCGTCCAGTTAGTGACGGGCACATGGCGCAGCTTCTCGGCTTCGCCCTCATCCTGTTCGGCGTGCGCACCTATGAAAAAACGAAGGGCGTTGCCTGATCCAAGGAGATCCAGAAAAATGCCCTATTTATTCGGACACGCATTGCCGTGGAAATACATCAGCCTCGGCCTGCTCGCCCTGGCGATCGTCGTTAGCCTGCTGGCCCTGATCGACCGCTATGGCGATGCGCGGTATGATGCGGGCGCGGCCGATCAGAACGAGGCGTGGCGCGTGGCTGCGGAGCATCTGAAGCGGCAAAGCGAGCAAGCGGCAGGCGTGGCCGATCGCACGGCTGACCAGCGAGCGGCGGCCTATGGCGAGAAGGCGGAAGCCCTCAAGGAAAGGATCGACAATGCGGAACGCGCTGGCCTTAGCCCTCTCGATGTTCTGTTTGGCAGCGTGCCAGACAGTGACCGAAGCAACCGCCCTTCGCCCTGATCTAGACCATCCCGACCGCATGGTGTGCGAGGCGGCGGCCGGGCGTCCGATCATCCCTCCCGAATATGTGATCGACTGGCCTGCGGTGCAGTCCGTGGATCAGGCGCGCGGGGAGCACGAAGCGTTCGTGGCCCGGCTGCGCGCGCGCGAGGCGGTGGTCGCTGGGTATCTGGTCGATATTGAGGGGCGGCTGTTCGTCTGCTCGAACAACGCGCAATGGTGGCGGGACTATTGGGCGGGGCTGGACTAGTCCCGCCCATAGGCGCGTGCGACCCGCGCTGAAATAAGGTCGAGGTTATCCAGTTCGTAATCGTCGGGGGCGATATCCCGCTTTGATCGCGGGACGAAGGGCGGCTTCGGTGGTGGTGGAGGCGGCGGCGGGGGTGGTGGCTTCACGGTGATTTTTTCCGGCCCCCATATCAGCCCCGCTGCCACGTCTTCCAACACCAGTTCGCGAACCTCTTGGATTTGCGCGGCATACTTGGGATCGCGTGCCGCATAGACCGCCGCCTGCCTCACGCCATTGATGACGCTCGAATGATCGCGCCCTCCCATGCGTGCGCCGATCAGCGGATAGGATAGCTTCGTCATTTCCCGCGCCAGCGTATAGACCGCGAAGCGGGCCAAGGTGTTCTTCCGAAGCCGGTTCGGGCTGCGGAAGGTGGCGGGCGGCACCTTGAAAACCTGGGATGCGCGAAGGATGATTGAGGCCACGGTGGGCCGGGGTACTGGTTGCTCGTCACTCATAGGTTCGTTCTCTTGATGGGCAGACTATTCTCCCGGTCTGCCAGCGGTCGTCGCGCAATCTGCGCGTCTATTCCTTGGCGTCGGGCGTGGTGGGCGCGGCGGGCTTGGCCTCTTCGGGCTTCACCTCTTCTCCGGCCGTCTCCATTTCGACGCCTTCCTTGGCCCATTGCATCGCCTCTTTCATCGACACGGGCTCGGCACCGAACGACGTGCGAGCGACATGGCCAATGGCGGCAACGCGGGTGCGGGCCTCCACCAGCCGGGGCTTCTCGCCTTCGACAGCGCCCTCGCGGGTCACGATGTATGCGGTCATTCTTGTTTCCTTCGTTCACGGGTTGCGCTGGAACCGCCAGCGCGCGGGTTACTCAACCTCGTCCGTCTCGGCGTCCTCGATCGGTTCATCACTGAACAGCGCGGCGGTGTCGGGGCGGGTGGCTTCGATCGTCTCAATGTCGCGTTCTTCCTCGACGATGCCCATTCCGTGCAGCACGTCGGAAAAACCCATACGGCTCGCCTTGGCCCGCGCGCGGTTGAACAGCATGTCCTTCGGGTAATAGACCCACGGCTTTTTCTTGTGGTTCATCCACAAGCCAGCGCGCTTCGCATCATCGACGGTGAACTCGCCAACGTAGGGCATCCCCTGACCTTGACGCCACATGACGACGCGGTAGCCGTAGCTGCTATCCCACTTGTCGGGCGACTGGTCGGGCTGGGGCTGCGGGCCAATCGCGCGCACCTCCATCGATCGCAGTTCGCCCGAACGCTGGATCAGCGCCACAGCAAGGTCGCCCCACACGGTCGGGCGGTTGTTGATAATCATGATCCCGTTGAGCCCGGTGATCGGAGGCACGCCAATCTCGACCGATTTCATCAGGCCGATAATCAGCTTGGCGCGCGTCTCTCGCACCCAACGGTCGCGGTCGTCGGCTCCGCTCTCATAGCTGGCGGGCACGCATCCCGCGTCTAGCAGCAGCCCTGCCAGCCGGGCATATTCGGCGGGGTTCTGCGGGATCATCGCGGCCAGCGCGCCGCCTGCGGTGAATGGCACAATCTCGCGGGGCTCTCGTTCGCGAAGGGCAGGGGTTTGATCGACCGGCGCGCCGGGCGGGGCAATCTCGGGGGCATCAATCTGCTGGGGTTCGTCGGACATGGATGCTCCTTTCAGGCGGTGGCAAGGCGAAGATGCGGGTTGAGGGTGCGCTGCTGGTACTGCCAAGTCAGGCGGGCGACTTCCTCGCGGAGAATGTCGAGCGCTTCTTGCGACATGCGCTGCACGGCGATGCGATCGGCCAGCAGGGTATTGATCGCGTCGATCGACAGTTGAATGAAGTGGTGTTCAGGCATCGGGCGTCGCTCCTTTCGATTTGAGCGCAGCGTGAATGTCGCCAAGTTTAACGACGATCACATACGCGGAAAGAAAGATTGCCGCTGGCGTCGGGTCAATAAACGCAAAGAACAATCCTGCAATAAGGAGTGCCCAAGCCTCCACGCCGCTTTCGAGTTTGTTTTTTAGGTTATTCGGCATCGGTGTTCCCCAGGTGAGCAAAAACCTTGTCCTCGACCAGCGCCAATGGCACGAACATTTCTATCACTTCATCCTCGCCAACGTGCGAATTGCTTCGACCATCAGCCACCTCAAGACCAACCACGCTCTCCTGCCCGACACCGCCGAGATAGACACCTGTGATACGCCAAGCGCGGATGCTTCTACGATGCGGGAGGATTACAAAATCACCGGGCTTCATCGGTTTTCCCCTATAACGCTGCGGGCAATTTCTGCTGCTATGACAGGCAAATCATTATGCGCTGGGGTGCCTTCTAATTTGAAATAGAACGGATGAGCAGTAAGCGCCTTACGCATTTTACCTATTAATTCGAGCAGGCTAACTGCCTCCACCGGCTCTGCGTCCTTGCCCGCATCGTCACCGGTGTTCCCCTGCGCGGAGAGAGCGGCGTGCCAGTTGTCCAGCGCCTCTTGCCCGTCCGTTTCGGGATCGGTCCCGGCGGCACAGTCATACAGCAACCGCGGGCTTTCTCCCCTAACTATGTCTCGCAAGCGTTCTAATTCCCACGCGATGTTTTTACCCGCCTCCACTACATCATCGCCAGCGTTACCGGATGGGCGGGTGGAGAGGCTTTGTTCGAAGCGGGCGAAGGCTTGAAGCACGTCGGCATATCTGACGGCCTGCAACAGATATTGCTCACCATCGATAAACGTGCGCGTGGCGAACGCTTTGTCGTCGAAAAGTTGCTGGACAGCGTTTTGCGCTTCCTGCGTAACGGTCACTTCCTCGGTCATGGCTTGCCTCCGATCATGGTGTGAATGACCGTGGCGATGCGTCCAAAGGCTACGCGCCACGGGCTGCTGTGTTCTTCCGTGACCACGGGCGACGCTGCCAACGGCTCCGGCCAAGGGAAGTAGGCCCAGCATCCGGGGCAAATCGCTTTTCCGGGTGTCTTGGACCGGCGCAGGGTCGTTTCATCGTAAGGGCAATGACCGTCCACCTTTGCGCCTCTGGCATTCTCAAGCGTCATGGCTTTTCCTTTCGGGTGAGGGCGCGGATGGCGCGAGCGATCTCGTGCGGCGATGGACTTCTCAATGGTATGCCATTGCGCGGATCGCCAACCAAAAAGCTGACCGCAGTGTGCGCCGCTTCCTCCAGTGCCTCGTCCCGCGCCTTGGCCAGTTCGCCTTCAATCTGGGTGATGCGGGTGGCTGCATGATCGAGGGCGATGGCGGTCAATGACGACTTGCGAAGCCCGCCGTAGCTTGCGGCTCGCACGCGGCACAGTGCGATCAGGCGTTCGTTATCCATTGCGCGGGCACTGCCAATCGCACTCTTCGGACCCGGCCTTTGAGCAATAGCCGTCAGGCATCATGCCGCAGTCGAAGTCGTCTTCCGTGTCCTCGTAGTCGCCGTCGCAATCGAAGTCGCAATCGGGATCACCGCAGACTGGACAAGCGAAACTCGCCAGCCATGCGTTGTGCGCGTCCATGCGCTCTTTCGCGGTGCTCATGCTGCTTCTCCTTCGCACCACAGGCCGCATTCGGCGTCCATGTCGGGATCGTCGTCGAACAGATCAGCAAATAGATCGGGCTGACGGCGGATCGCGGCGCTGATCTCGGTGTAGCTGCGACCTAGTATCCAGTGTCGGGCATCGGGTTCGGCTGTTTCGGCAACAGCCAGTTCCTGATCAATCCACCACGCCAGTGCCCCGGGTGTATATCGTTCAACTTCGTAAAGCCGTGGCCCCTTCTGAAAGCAACCATCACAGTTTCCCTCGAAGCCTTTTAGCCCGAGGTCGAAGACTTGCTCCCGCCACCATGCAAGAACATCGCGCTTAGTAACCCGCGCCGTGTAGAGAGGGCAAATTGGTGTCCACGCGTCTCTCTTCCGAAGGGCGCGAGCGAGGGCGCTGTCTCGCCTGCCGGGCTCATCGAACCGCAATCCGACGGCCGAAAAGTAACGCCTCTTGCCGAAAACCCGCATTGCAAATTGCCGCGCCACACGCTGCTTCAGCGCGATCGAACACCACGGGGACGCAACATTCGGAAGGTAGCCCTTTTCGCCGATCAGCGCGGCAAAAGGTTCGCCCGACCGGGACGCAGAATTGAAACCCACAGTCTGGAATCTATCCGGTCCATCGCGTTCAAGCCAGTTTATCCGCACACCCCACCGCGTCGCGCACTCATGCACGAAGCGCAGCGTTTCTTCGCGCTCCTTGCCGGTGTTGGCAAAGCAGACATGCACATCGTCGGGCAGTTTGCCGCCGTGCGCGTCGAGGATATGCCAGAGCATGTAGGCGCTGGTCCGCCCGCCGCTGAACGAAATGAGAGCCGGGCCTTCGATGCGGTACGGGTTCGCGTCCATGCGCTCTTGCTGGGCGGGGTCAGGCATGGGGCACTCCACGGAATGATGGGGCTGTCGTAGGGCAGCATGAGCGGGTGCTTCGGATGGCCGCATTTGGCCGGTGGCCCGATGCTGAAGGCGGGCTGGCCAACTAGACCCATGACTGCGCGCCAGCGGCCGCGATGGTAGCGGGGTTGCTTGGTGATTGGCCCCCATGCCAGGATGACCCGGTCAGCCTCGCGACACATTCCCCGCAGGTGGTTGTCGTTATCGGGCAGGCCCACCGGATCACTCGCCCCGCTCAGTTCTCGAACATCGGTAGCGCGGAAGGCGAACAGGTTGCCGACGATCAGACGGCCCCACGCATTGCGTTCGCCAAAGCCGCGCAACTTCCGAATGGTCGCGTCGTCCTTCTCGGCATCGGCCGTGGATGGGTTGACCATGATGATAGCCGTCGCGCCTTCGCCGTGGCCTTCGCGCTCCAACCGGAAGCGATACGTGCCGCAAGGCGAGATGATTGCGCTGCCACTGTGGGCGGGGTCAGTCATGGCGATAGGCTCCGTGGAAAATAGGCTCGTCGTAGTGCGACCCGCATTTGCGGCAGCGGTGGCGCACGAAGTCGGCGGTCGCCTTGCTCTCGGTATAGCGCCCGTGGGTGAAGACGCAGCGCATGGTGCGCCAGATGGCTTTCAGGATCATATCGCCAGCCTTCCAATGTCCGTCGCGTAGGACGGGATTTCCTCGTCCAGCAGGGTTTCCACGGGCTCAATGTCGAGCCACGGGTCGATGCCGTATGCCTTCGCGCACTCGATCACGCGGCGCTTCATTTCATCGACGCGCGACTTCGTGACGCTGTAGAGCGTGCCCTTCGGCATCAGCTTGCCGCGCGTCACCGGGGCGCTGCCGGTCTGCTGGAAGACGAAAAGGAACGCGGGCTCGGGCTGGGTCGCCCACTTCTTCGCCCATTCAACCTGCCGCTCACCTTCATCGACTTCGCAGAACGGCGTGACCGTGATGCATGCCGCCCCACGCTCGCGGATCATCGCCTTCGCCGCCTCTGCCGCCTCAAGGTAAATGACGTGCTGCATGTTGTAGCGGTAGCTGGCGATCGCGGTCGTGATGGCCCGGTCGATCGGCTTGCCGCCCTGGTTCGCGAACGATTTGATATCCGCAATCAGCCGCATCTTCAGCTTGTCGAAGCGCGCCTTCATCGGCAGGCCGGTCGCCTTGCAGTGCCAGAAGATCGAAACCTCGCCATAGCCGCCGTCCATCGCCTTGCCGATTTCAGGGTGCGCGAGGATCATCTTGGCGGCGATCCGCACGCGGCGGTCGGTCTTGGCGGTGATGAACTGCGCGCCTTCGTTCTCGGCGCGGTGGCGAGCAAGCATCTGCTCCCAAATCAGCGCGTCGGGTTCAAGGTCGAGAAGCTGGGCGATCCAGTCCTCCTTGCGTGCGGGGCGGGTGGCGTCGTCGTAGCCCTTTGTCGTCGGCTTGCTGCCGAAGTCCACGATGCGCGCCTTGATCTGGTGCGTCGTTTCCAGCAGCAGCGACTTGCCGATCTCATCGACATAATCCGCCTTGTCCAAGTCGGCCGCGAACCGCTCGGCGTAGGCTTCTGGCCCTTCCAGAACGAGGCAGTGGATCGCCTTGCCGAGGCTGAAGTGCTGCTTCTCGTCCTCTTCCTCGCGGTCCTGATTGAGCCAGCTATCGGCCCAAAAGTTCATCGACGAAACACCCATGCGCTTCAGACCCGACGTGCTGCCAGCCGGGACGGCGTGATAGTCGTCCTCGCTCATGCCGAAGTAAATGCCGGGCTCGGGGAACGCGGGCTGGCCCGACAGGCGCGGCAGGTCGAACGGCTCGACCGGCTCGGGATCGCCCGACAGGATGCGGGCTTCGGTGTCGCGCCACATTTCGGCGGCAACGGCTTCGGTGATCTTGTCGGTCATTTCAGCAACTCCTCTACGGTTTGGATGAACACGTTGTCGGCCCTGCTCTTGATCCAGCAGGGCTGGCTCGGCGTCGCGTAGCACTTGGGGCAAACGTCGGATCGCTTCTTCATGGGGTTTGCGATCGGGCACTGCGCCAGGGTGGCATCCCTATGGTTCAGGGCCGCTTTGATCTTCCGTTCCAGCATCACGCGAACCTTTCGATCAGGGCATAGATGACCAGCCCGACGAAACCGGCGACAACGATGGTCAGCGCGACCCACACGGGCTCGAAGTCGGGTTCGTCGGGGGTCAGGCGGGTGTGGCCGTAGTCGTGCAAGCTGCGGTCGCTCTGCACGGGGCGCTCGAAATGGTCGGGGCGGCGCATCAGATGAGCGCCGACTTGAGGGAGGCGCGGTCGATCTGAAGCGCGGCGACGAGAGTTTCAGCCGCCTCCTGTCGCGTCGTGTAGGCGCGCGCCCACACACTCGTCGCCTTGCGCTCGTCTTCCTTGGCGGTATTCTCTGCCTCTGCGTCGCCATCGCGCTCGGCAATTCGCGCGTCGAGGCGGGCATAGTCTATTGGGACGCGAAGGCGCTTCTCTTCGGCGCACGCCTCGCGGAACGCGGCGGCGGCAGTCTCAATAGCGTCGTGGTCAAGTTTCATGTCGGTAACTCCTGTTTGGTCGTTGGTTGAAATTAGCACGCGGTAGGATTGGCCGAGGCGGCTCATGCGTCACCTTCACGGGCTGCGAGCAAGCCAATCGGGCGCGGGTTGGCAATCGGATCGGCAAAATGCAGGCGCATATATTCAGCGATCGTCGGCCCTGCGTAACCGGAAGAGGCAGCTTCCAACTTCGGGCGGCAAGGTTCCGACCAACGAAGACCTTCCTCTGTGCGCCCGCAGTCCATGCAAACGTACAATCCCGGCTGCTTCGGAGGCGCGGGGAGATTGAACGCGCGGCTGACATCATGCGGGTCGTACCGAAAGACCTCCCTGATTTCGTGATGGCGGCTGACGATGACCGGCACGGTCTCGGCGCTCATGCGTCACCGCCTTTGCCGCGCTGGTCGGCTTGCGCGAGGGCGGCGTCGATGCGAGCGAGCGAACCGCGCAATATTTCCCAAGGATCACCGCAATCGTAGTTGACCCAACCAGTAGGCGTGCATTTGAGAGCCATCACAATGTCGGCCCGCAGCGCCACCAGATCGGCTTGCGGCGGGGATTGCTCTTGGGCTGCGAGGGCGGCGCGGGCCTGTATCCTAGCGTATCCCTGGTCTTGTAGCGTCAAGTTGCTCCACCGGACCTCGCGCAGATCTAGAAGGCTGAACCGGCTTCCAGTCGGAACAGGATTGTGTGGACCCACAATGGCTTTCGCCATGCGTTCCACCACCGACTCGCTCGGCACAGCCCCCTCGGGCACGGGCGCGCTCACAGTTCACCGCCTTTGCGGTGATCCGCAGGCATCGGGATACCCTCGCGGTCGCACTGGCGCAGGCGAAGGCGGCTGGTGATGCGGGCGATCTTCCGGCCGCGCTCGGTCGGCGGGTCGCTGCAATAGAGGGGAAGCCTGGGGCCATCCACGCGGGTCACGATTTTCTGCGCCCGCTTCATGCACTCGAACGTAATGTCGATGTACCGGAGCCGCTGCGGCAGGGTGGGATTGTATGTCATGGCGTTTCGTCCTTTCCGCCGTGAAGATTGAACCGTGTTGTTCCGCCTTCCACTCCTGAATATGCGCGCCGACCGGATGCGTCAAGCATTTATTTTGCTTGCACTTGGCATTTCTTTTGCATAGAGGTCGCGTCATGGACAAGAAAGCTGCACTGGACGCGCTGCACGCGCGCTGCTTCGAAGCCCGCGTTCCGATGAGCAAGGTTTGCTCGGACGCGGGCGTGGCTCAATCAACCGCGTCCCGTTGGCGTCGTGATCCCGCGACGATGACGGCGCGCACGCTCGGCAAGCTGGAAGCGGCGCTTGCCAGGATCGAAAGGGGTGAAGACGATGGGTGAGTATCACGACATTCTGGGCATGGTGCAACGCGACGGGCGCGATACCAGCGCGGTCGCAGCGGCCAAGGTCAAACGGGTAAGCCTGCGCGCCAAGGTCGAGCGGTTTGCTCTGGAACGACCGTTTGGCTTCATCGACGAGGGCTTGCGGTTGATGTTTCCCGACGCGCCGGAGAGTTCGCTTCGTAAACGTCGCACCGAATTGACGCAGGAGAACCGCATCCTCGACAGCGGCAGCACGATTGCCAATTCGCACGGCAATGCTGTCGTCATCTGGACGCATCGCGATTTCGTGCGGAACCCGCCGCCGATCATCGAGCGCGAGGTGCCGCAGTCGAAGGACGATCTGATCCTGCGGCTGAAGGCTTTGCTCGATGCCCACGGCATTCCCTATTAACCAAGGAGACGAAGACCATGAATGAGCAAGTGAACCCTGAAACGGGCGAGATAGTCGAGGACGATCGCGGGCTGGACGCGCGCTCGATCACGGCGGCCGATGGCGGTCCGGTTGCCAAGCGCAGCGGCCATGTGTCCGACGTGCTGCGGATGCTAGAAGACGGGCAGTTCAACGCCGATGCCAGCGAGGCGATGCGCGAACTGGTGCGGATGATGGAAGCCCACGCGCATAACAACAAGGGCGCAGCGAAGGGCAAGGTCACGATCGAACTGGACATGACCCTCGCGAATGGCGTCTTTGTCCTGACGCCTGCCTACAAGGTCAAGGCACCGGTACAGAAGCGGCTGGGCACGGCCCTGTTCGCGGGCGATACCGGCTCGCTGGGCCGCAACCCGCCCGGCCAGAAGGCTATGTTCGGGGATCGCCAGCCGCGCGATCCGTATGCCGATCAGGCGGTGCGCGACGTTTGAGTTTCCCACGCGCCGGGGGATGATCCGGCGCATATCTGTGACGAAGAGGAAAGAACGATGACCGAAGACAATGACAATGGCGAGGATTTCGCGGGCTTCGCGGAGTTCGTGAACGGCCTGGCGAGCGGGTCGAGCAAGCCCGATACGGCCGAAGGTGTGGCGGAACTGCTGAACGAGGCGGTGGCGTTCGTTGCGGAGCACAAGCGGTCCAAAGTCGGCGTGCTTCAGAATGACGAAGACGGCTCGGCCATTCCGATCATCATGGCGCCGGATGGTGGCTATGAAATGCTTTCGCCGGAGACGCTGGACGCCTTCAAGGATCGGCCTTCGCGTCGGCGCGGCACTGCCACGGTCACGTCGCTGCAAAGCCTCATCGACCATGTGAAGCGGTTCGGTGACGAAGACAGCGCCGTGTTCGTCTGTGACGATCGGGCCAGCCCGTCGATCACCGCCGTTCTGGACTACAACCGTAAGGACATTGACGATGAGCATGGCGAGTACCGCCACGGGCTGCACCGCACGTTCTATCGCTTCCCGCTGTCGGACGAATGGAAGGCTTGGCACGCAAGGAACGCCGAGATGATGACGATGCCTGCTTTTGCGGCATTTCTCGAAGACAACGTGCTCGACGTTGCTGAGATTGAGGCGGTTCCGGAGAGCGCGAAACGGTTCGTCGAAATGGGCGGCGGCGAAAAGAATATCGCTGACTGGTCGATGCTTACTAAGCTGGCGAAGGGGTTGGCGATCTTCGAGAATAGCGTCGTCACGGAGGCGGTGAACCTGTCGAGCGGCGAGGGGCAACTGACCCTCGGCAACGCGCACGACACGGAGATTGAGGGCGTGAAGGTCAAGGTGCCGACCATGTTCTTCATCGCTATTCCGATCTTCCGCGAAGGCGCGATCTACCGCCTGCCGGTGCGCCTGCGCTATCGCAAGTCGGGCCAGGGCGTCGTGTTCTGGTTTGAACTGTGGCGCTCGGATCGTGCCTTCACTGACGCGGTGCAGGAGGCGGTCGAGAAGGTCGGGACCGAAACCGGCGCGCAAGTCTTCTACGGCTCGCCTGAATAAGCAATGCGCGTGCTGGTCGGCTATTCGACTTGCCCTCTGACCCGTGCCGCTTTCGAGCGGAATGGGCATGAGGTGTGGACGTGCGATCTTCTGCCAGCGCGCGACGGCAGCCCGCGCCACTTCCAATGCGATGTGTGGGAAGTGGCGCGGGATCGCTGGGACATGGGCATTTTCCATCCCATGTGTACCTACTTGACTATCTCGGCGGCGTGGGCTTTCGGGGATGGTCCCTATCATCAGCAGGTGAAGCCCGACACGCTTGTCGGCGCTGCCAGGCGCGAGGCGCGCGAGGCGGCCTTGGCCAATTTTCGGCAGCTTCTTGCGCTTCCCTATCCGAAAGCGATCGAGAACCCGGCGCCGTCATTCGTAAGCCGCGCGATCCGGCCGCCCGACCAGACAATCCAGCCCTTTCAGTTCGGGGACAGTGCCAGCAAGAGGACGGGCCTCTGGCTCGATCGGCTGCGCAAGCTGCGCCCTACAGCGTTCGCCCGCGCCCGCGTGGTTGGGGAGGAAGTCGATCTTCTTGGCGACGGGATCATGCGGTGGGAGAACCAGACAGACAGCGGGCAGAACAAGCTATCCCCCGGCGATGGTCGCTGGCTCGAACGCAGCAAGACCTATCCAGGTATTGCCCGCGCTATGGGGGATCAGTGGGGTGCGTAGGTCGCCGCTCAAAGCGAAGCGGGACAAGCCGCGCCGCAATGAGGGCCGGGTGCCCCACAAGCGCCAGAAGCCCGGCAAGACGGCGCAGGAGCGCGCGCACATGGCGATGGTGGCGGAACGGGGCTGCTGCGTCTGCGGAGCGCCTGCTACGGTCCATCACGTCACCAGCGACGGCTACCAGCGGATTACCCGCTCGCACCGCCGCGTGGTGCCGCTCTGCCCGGTCCACCATTTCATCCAGCACGGCCCGCGCGAGAGCGTCGAGGCGCTGTCACACGGCGGCTTCAGGGCTCGCTATGGTATTGATCTGCTGGCGCTGGCAGATGCGCTCTGGCGCTTGACGGAAGAGGCGGCGGGGGAGCATGAAGGCAGCGAGGACCGGCCGGAAGACGAATAACGGCCGATCCTCGCTTAGATCAACCCGCTCGACCAAGGGAGCGAAAGACCTGTGAACGATTTAACTGCCCGAAAACCCATTAGCAAGCGCGTTCGCTTCGACGTGTTCAAGCGAGACGGTTTCGTCTGCCAGTATTGCGGAGCGCATCCGCCCGGCGTGGTGCTTGAGTGCGACCATATCAATCCGGTCGCGCAAGGCGGCGGCAATGATCCCGACAATCTGGTAACGGCCTGCCTCCCCTGTAATCGCGGCAAGGGCGCCGTGGGGCTCGATGTTGTCCCGCAATCGCTGGCGGCCAGGGCGGCGCAGGTGGCGGAGGCGGAAGCGCAGGTGGCGGGGTACAACGCCATCCTCGAAGCCAAGCGTGAGCGGGTCGAGAACGAAGCGTGGCGCGTGGTCGAAGCCCTCATGGGGGAGGCCCGGTGCAGCCCTGATGAATTGCGCTCGGTCAAGACGTTCGTGGAGCGGCTTGGCGTGCATGAAGCCCTCGACGCTGCTGACATTGCTTACCCCCGTTCTGGCACTCGTGACGCAAAATGGAGATATTTTTGCGGCATTTGCTGGTCGAAAATCAGGGGGACATTCGCATGAGCAAAGCGAAGGCTTGGATGCCCCTCTACATTGCCGATTATTTGGGTGACACGCAGCGCCTTACGACGGAGCAGCACGGGGCGTATCTGCTGCTCATGATGGATTACTGGCGCAATGGCCCCCCGCCGGATAATGACGAGATATTACAGCAGATTACGCTTCTCGGGCGGGCGAAATGGCAGAAGCACAAGGCCATACTGCGGGCGTTTTTCACGGTCGAGAGCAATGCTTGGCACCACAAGCGGATCGAGCATGAGCGTGCTAGCGCGATGGATAATTCGGAGCGCCGGGCATCCAAGGCGAAGGCTGCTGCGGATGCTCGATGGTCTGCTAAGAGCAATGCTCCAAGCATGCCCGAAGCATTGCCTGTGGTATGCCCCTCACCTTCACCTTCACCTTCACCTTCTTATTTAGCACCTAAAGGTGCTTGTGCATCTGACGATGCACCGCCCCCCCCGCCGAGTGAGGAAGGGGATCAGGATGATGGCCTGAAACCGCAGCACGTCGTCGAAGAATGGAACAAGCTGGCGCCCAAGCTGGGCAAGCCCAAGGTTCGCGATCTGACGCCTACGCGGCGGGAACTGCTCAAGGCGAGGATCGGGCAGTACGCTCTTGACGACTTCCTGACGGTCCTCGCGGCGGTCGAGCAATCCGCGTTCCTGCGGGGCGACACGGGCTGGCAGGGCTGCACGTTCGACTGGATTTTCAAGCGCGCCAATTTTCAGAAGATTTTGGAAGGAAACTATGATGGCTAATCCCCTTGAGAACCGCCGATCCGCTGTGAGCCCGATGGGTCCGATGGCGGTGGGCGACACGCGGACGTTCTACGCTGGCGAGCGAGCGATCACCATCACGCGGACGACGCGGGATTATGTCTATGATCTGGCCGACGCCTACAATGCCTCAATGCCCCAGGGCGAGGTCGAGTGGTACGTCGATAGCACCGGCAACATGCGGATTGGCGAACGCCGCCGCGCACGACTTTCACAATGAGGACGAAGGCGATGGACACTGAAATTGATATGTTTGGCGTGGAGATTATTGCCAGCCGGGCCGATGTGGAGGCGGGAGCGCCGGAGGGCACGCTGGGCTTCGGCTTGACGGGCTGCGGTGATCCTGAATGCGGGCAGGACGCCTGCCTCGGTATCCTGCATGTGACCTTGGGCGATGGCTCGATCGAGGTGTTTCTCGACGCGGAAGCCGCCGAAGAGTTCGCGACGCAAATCCTGCTGGCGATCGGCAAAACCAAGGAGGCGAACTAATGGACAACCGCATGATGCGAGGGTTTCCGTGCCCTGTCGTCCAGCCCGTTGCGCAAGGCGGGAGCAAGCCGGTCGCTGGCCTGGGCGTCGGCTGGCAGAACGTGCCGGGTCAGGGGCCGCAGTTCTTCGTCACGGTCACGGGAGAGGGCACCAGCCTTTCGGCGCGGCTCGATTATGCGCGGTACACGCGGCTTGCCGAGAACCTTGCCAGCATTGGCCAGCAAGCCATGCTCACGGGCAATCTGGACGAAGCGGCACCGAACGATCCGCTCGCTGCGCTTGAGGTGGCGCGTAGGGCTCTGGCTCTGGCGTCGTTCCTGTTCGTCGGGGAAGCGGAGCAGAGCTTCGAGCGCGCGAAGACGGCGACTGGCTCCATCGAGGAGCGCTTGCTGTCCGGTGAAGCGCAGTTGCACCGCCAGCACGCGGACAAGATGGCCGAAGCCCTCGCCACGGTCGAAGCCGCGCTTTTCATCGACAGCGAACAGGCGGAGGGGTAAATCATGGACGACGAAACTTGCCACGCGCTGCAAGCCGCATGGTCGGCGCTTGAAGTGGCTCGCGAGGCTTTGGAGGTGGTGCGGCGCGAACTGCTCCGCGACACTGCGAGCAACGGGCACGACATGTCCGACGAGGATTTCCGGCGGCGCGTGCTCGTCGATGGCCAAGCCGTGATCGCAGGCGCTAAAGCCAGGGCCGCGTTCGATATGGTCGGTGCTGTGCTGAACGAGAGGACGGATAAATCATGAGCGATCAGGAAATCATCCCGCGCGGCGCACCCCTCGGCCGCCCTCTCTCATTCACTCCGTCAATAGGGGAAGAGATATGCTCCCGTATCGCCACAGGCGAAAGCCTGCGGTCCATCTGCCGCTGCGCCAACATGCCCGCGCAATCGACGGTGTTCCTCTGGCTCCTGCGAGGATCGACCGGCGACACGCCTGAATTGGCGGCATTCTCGGATCAATACGCGCGCGCGCGGGAGTGGCAGGCTGACAGCCATGCGGACGAAATACAGGACATTGCCGACGACGGGAGGAACGACTTTATGGAAGTTCACGGCAGCGAGGGCGAACTGAAGGGCTATCTCGTCAACGGTGAGGC